TACGCTATGCGCTCACGGCCGCTGCAAGAGCCTCACAGAGCGACGACAAGCCGTTTGAGGATGACGACGAGGACAGCGAGTGACAACCTACGTCCGAGCGCCTGACGGGTCTCTGATCGACGCAGACGCGCAGGTTATCGCCTTAGACCAGTACGACGCGCCTCGGTCTCTCGCCAAGTTTATCCAGCTCGCATGGCATGTAGTTGAGCCGGGGCAAGAATACGTCCACAACTGGCACATCGACATGCTCTGCGCCCACCTCGAGGCGATCACCAAAGGCATCATGGTTGACGAGGAGCGGTTCTATAACCGCCTGCTGATCAACGTCCCGCCGGGCGCAATGAAGAGCCTGATCACGAATGTGTTCTGGCCCGCTTGGGAATGGGGGCCGCGGCGCATGCCATCGATGCGGTATGTCTGCGCTTCTCACTCAATGGATCTGGCTGTTCGCGATTCCACGAAGATGCGGCGGCTCATTCAGTCCGAATGGTATCAGGCGCGATGGGGCGACATCGTCGAGCTGACAGGCGATCAGAACGCGAAGACAAAGTTTGAGAACACCAAGACAGGTTTCAGGCAGGCGGTCGCTGCCGGGTCGATCACGGGTGCCCGCGGCGATCGGGTGATCATCGACGACCCGCTATCCGTGGACGATGCCAACTCCGAAGCCGTGCGCGCGAGCGTGGCAGAATGGTTCGAGCAGGCTGTGCCGACACGTCTCAACAACCCTGACCGATCCGCCATTGTGGTGATCATGCAGCGTCTGCACGAAGAGGATCCTTCTGGGATCATCCTTGAGAAGCAGGCTGACGAATACGACCACATCATGATCCCGATGGAGTACGACCCCGACCGAGCAACGCCGACTATGCTTAGGTGGGAAGACCCGCGCACCGAGCGTGGCGAGCTGTACTTTCCCGACCGCTTCCCGCGCCATGTGGTCGATCGCGACAAAAAGATCATGGGGAGCTACGCGGTTTCTGGGCAGTTTCAGCAGACGCCGACCCCTGACGATGGCGGCATCATCCGCAAGTCTTGGTGGCAGCTTTGGGACAATCCGTCAGGTTTCCCGCGCTTCGACAACATCATCGCGGCCGTCGATACCGCCTACACCGAGAAGACCGAGAACGATTATAGCGCCATGACCGTGTGGGGCGTCTACACCGAAGACCCCGTCGCCGAGGCCCAGAAGGCTGGCACAGCCTACGCGATTGAGCGTGTCTACAAGCAGCCGCACCCGAAGGTCATGCTGATCTATGCATGGCAGGAGAGGCTTGACTTCGCAGCCCTCGTCCAGAAGATCGGCCAGACCTGCAGCCGCTTTCAGGTCGATCGGGTGCTGATCGAAGACAAGGCGGCAGGCATCCCCGTTTCGACCGAGCTGCGCCGCCTGTTCTCAAACAAAGACTTCGCCGTCCAGCTCGACAACCCGGGGTCAATTGACAAGGTCTCGCGCCTCTATTCGATCCAACACCTGTTCGAAGAAGGCATCGTCTATGCCCCCGACAAGAGCTGGGCTGACGAGGTGATCGACCAATGCACCAAGTTCCCGAAGGCCAAACACGACGACCTAGTGGACACAGTGAGCATGGCTATGCGATACTTACGCCGAACAAGCCTCGTCCAAAGGGCGGAAGAGGTGCAGGAAGAATACGATATCGGGCGGCAGCACACAGGCGCACCGCCTCAACCGCTTTACGGGATCTGACCCATGCCCCTAGCTCCACCGAACCTTCGCCTCGTTGATGAACAGCCAGAACAGCCAGACCTCGACGATCTTCAGATCGAGATGGCCGACGAGGCACCGACCGAAGGAACGGACGAGCAGGGCAACATCCTGACGATCGAAGGACCAGACGGCTCAATCACGCTAACCCTCGATGGCTCGCCTCTTGAGAAGGCCGCGGGGATCGGTCACAATCGTAGTTGGTTCGACAATCTCGTCGATGACATCGACCAGATGGAGTTGAGCAGAATTGCCAACGACCTCATCAAGGGCATCGAGGATGACCTCACCTCACGCAAAGAATGGATCGACGATCGAGCACAAGGCATCAAGCTCCTCGGACTTAAGATTGAAATCCCCGGACTTGCTGGAGCGGCAGATGGAGCGCCCGTGGAAGGCATGTCGCGTGTTCGACACCCGCTCTTGCTTGAGGCAGTGCTCCGCTTCCAAGCTAACGCTCGCAGCGAGCTGCTACCGACTGATGGGCCCGTAAAGATCCGCGAGGATAACAACAATGCTACCCTTGAGTCTGATCAGCTGGCTAATGATCTCGAAAACGATCTCAACCACTATCTCACTGCCACTGCAAAAGAGTATTACCCAGATACGGACCGCATGCTTCTCATGCTCGGTTTCGGAGGCACTTCGTTCAAGAAGATTTATTTCTGCCCCCTCAGAAACAGACCAGTAAGCGAGAGCGTCGACGCCGACGACTTGATCGTCAACAACGCGGCGACTGATCTTTCAAACGCAAAGCGCATCACGCACCGCATCTTCATGCGTCCGTCTGTTGTGAAGCGCATGCAGATCCTCGGCGTGTATCGCGATGTGGATCTTTCAACACCGCAAGAAGCAAACCTTGATGCTGTTCAACGCGCAAAGAACGAGCAGCAGGGTATTACTTCAAGCAGCATGAACCCTGAAGATCGTGATCGCGAGATCTACGAGTGCTATTGCGAGCTCAACATCAAGGGCTATGAGCACAAGCGCAAAGGCAAAGAGACAGGTCTTGAGATCCCCTATCGCGTGACGATCGATGTGTCGTCGAAAGAGATCTTGTCAATCGTGAGGAATTACGATGAAGACACCAAGGATCTGCCAGAAGCGCGGCAAAATTTCGTCAAGTATACGTTTGTCCCCGGCATGGGCTTTTATGATATTGGCCTCCTTCACATTCTGGGTAACACCACCAACGCGCTCACGGCCGCTTGGCGTGAAATGCTCGATGCTGGGATGTATGCCAACTTCCCCGGCTTTCTGTATGCGGATACTGGTGCGCGGCAAAATACTAACATCTTCCGCGTGCCGCCCGGTGGTGGCGCGCTTGTGAAGACAGGCGGCATGCCGATCAACCAAGCCGTCATGCCATTGCCATACAAAGACGTTGGTTCTGGCCTCATGAGCTTGACCGACAACATGGCTCAGACAGGTATGCGCGTCGGTGGCACGGCCGAGATGGCAGTCGGTGAAGGAAGACAAGATGCGCCTGTTGGCACAACGATTGCGCTGATTGATCAGGCAACGAAGATCCTTAACTCGGTTCACAAGCGCATGCATGCAGCGCAAGCGGAAGAGTTCCAGCTGTTGGTGAAGTGTTTCAAGGAAAACCCTGAAAGCTTCTGGCAACAGAACCGCAAGCCAGCTCGTTCATGGGATCAGGAAACATTCCTGCGCGCATTGGATCAAGCTGATCTTGTTCCGCAGGCAGATCCGAACACCGCGAGCCAGACGCAGCGTCTCATGAAGATCGTTGCGCTGAAGCAGATCCAAGCTTCGAACCCGTCGATGTATGATCCGATCGCGATCGACACCGCAGCGTTGCAGGCAGTGGGTTGGTCGAACCCTGAGCAATTCATGGTGCCACCGCAAGCGCAAGGCCAGATGCCGCCCGAGATGCAACGCGCGATGGCAGAGTTGCAGATCAAGAAGCAAGATGCTGATACAAGGCAGATGACGGCAAAAGGCAAGATGATGGTCGATGCCGCCAAGCTTCAGCAAGATGCTGTGAGCGGCGGCCCTGAGCAGCCATCAGAGCTTGAAGCTGCAGATGTTGCGATCAAGAAGCAGCTTGCAGATGCAAAGATGATGGATAGCAAAGTTAAGGCAGCGGGACTTGCTGCTAACATGAAAAAAGACATGGCCGACAATGCCATGAAGCAGGCCGAGATGATTGCGAAAGAACGCATTCAGATGATCGACCTCGCGCAGAATCTTGCCGTGCATCCTGAAAGCACTGGAACCGTGCTCGATATTCTTGGCAACATCGTTCCTGCGATCACCAAGGGCACACCGCAATGATGGGCACGCGCGCAGAGCTAAAAGGGGGCGCAGAGTTCGATGCGTTCAACCGCTATGCGCGCAGCCTGTATTGCTATCTGCATAACACCAAGGCATTGCGTAAGATCAAGCGCGGCTTTTGGAAGCGCCAACGTCTTGAGACCAAGATATCTTTGAGGAGCGAGATTGAATGACAAAAGATGTTTTGGGCATAGCTCGCTCTGTTAAACCTGTTATGCGAGTGAAGCTTGCAAAAGGCGGATTTCAAACAACGCCTTCGGAACAAGCTATTATTAATCAACATCGAGGAACGGGTCTTGAATTTCCTGAAGATGAAAGCACAAAACGACTTGTAGCGAAGTCAAAACGCAAGCCAGATGCTGGCAAGCCTGCTAATCCTCGCACTGTTATTAAAGCGCCAAAAGGATCAAACCTTCCTGATTTTGTAACGGGTGATATCAATTACAATGATTGGATTGCTCGGCATGAACACATTCTTGATCCAAATGAAATTCAAAATGCAGCAGCATGGTATAAACGCGTCTATCCTGATTTTCAAAAGTATCAACCAGATCCAAGCAAAGTAAAGAAAGACGCAAAGGCTTGGCTCGTTGCACAACAGAACATTTCGCCAGCTGGAGCAATGAACAATGTTCTTATGCAAAAAGAACAAATAGCTCGCGGAGTACCTAAGCATCTTTGGACATCTGGTGGAATGCCAAATCCAACCGAAGCGGCTCGAGCTGTTCTTCAAGATCAACCGATCACAGGCGGCGTTGGTCAAAAGATTGCTGACTTTGTTGATAGCGCAGAGGGCAAGCCTGTGCGTTCTTGGATGGGAAACCATCCTAAAGGCGGTGCGCCATTCGTTGTGGATGTTCACACAGCTCGCGACTCAGGAATGGTTGATCAAGAGCTAATCAATCATCTTACACGTCTTGGTTATGATCCAGAAGAACTTGCAAAATTAAAGATTGATATGGCTGGCACGCCATCCGAAGCTGCTTATGAAAATCGTGGCGATTGGGGCCGCGGTCTGACGGATCATCTTAACAAAATCGGTTGGCAAGGCAGAAAAGATTGGACGCCTGCAGAAGCGCAAGCTGTTGGCTGGATGGGTATGACCAAGCTTACACGCAATGCTGAAGAAGATTCCGAGTCTGGTTTGGGAAAAAACTTCCGTCGCATTTCGTATGAAATTGCGCCGGGTTCGGCGTCCCCTTGGGAACAGAAATACGCTGCGGCATTGGAAGCTCTTCCTGAAGATGACCGATATGCAATCACGCATTCTGTCGCCGCGCATGCAATGGAACATGCAGCAAGACTTGCTGGGATTGATGTGCATAGCCTTGTGCATGGCACAGGCGCATGGAAGCAATATCAGAACCCGTCAACTGTCGGACAATCACTTGCAACGCAAAAAGGTGCCGATATTGCAGCGAATGCGCTTGGCTATTTGCTAAACCAAACAGAGGTTTGGCATAACCGCGCAAAACCAATGACGACAAATCCAAAGGCTTTTGGCATTGATTTCATCGAGCATGGTTCAAACCATTTGGCCGACAAAGAAAACCTTAAAGATTTTTGGCAAAAAATCATGGCTGCCGACGAATCTAAGTTGCTTGAAGGCTATCAACCAATTACGCTGCCAACTGGGGAAACGGGCATTCGTGCTTTGATCCCCAAAGGCGGTCAAAAAACTAAAGATGCTATTGAAAAAGCTTTGCAGCCGGGCAGTTCTTTGCACAAGGCTCTTAGCGAAATGCCCTTCAATGTGAACATTGGAGGTCATGAATCCGAGATTACAAAAGCGCATAATGATTGGAGCAAGGACAAAAATGGCGAAAGTTACTTGGCTCGGCTGGGCGAAACACTCGGGAGAGATCCCGCAAGCGAGCTCAATTCTGCTCGATCACAACTTGAAGCACACCTCGAAGACCACCTCGACCAAGCGCATGCTCGGCAAGGCACAACATGGCGGCAACCACAAGGGGCATCGCCATCAGGGCAAGTAAACCCTGAACAAGGTTTTAAACGCGGCGGTTCTGTACATCCCGCTCACGGCATCCCCGGCGTTCACATCGTGACGGCGGAAGCTGGCGAACCTGTGTTCAGCGGGAGAGCGTGATGGACGAGCAAGACGGCATCACCGCCTATCACGGCTCACCCCATGAGTTTGAGCAGTTTGACACAAGCAAGATCGGCACGGGCGAAGGCGCACAAGCCTATGGTCATGGGCTGTATTTTGCCGAGCATGAGCCAACAGCAAAGTATTACAGAAATTTGCAAGCCAATAAGGCAACGCCTTCATGGTATGATTTCAAAAATCCAATTCATTCTATGGCAAGGCATTTGGCAATGGGTCTTAATGATGAAGACATTCATGCCATATATGGCGATGAAGACAAAAATAAATTTCAGAATAATTTAACAGAAGCAAAAAAACTTTTGCCTCACTTTGGCCACATGTACGAGGTCCACATCGACGCGCATCCTGATCATTTCTTGGATTGGGATAAGCCGCTGAGTGATCAATCGCCTCATATTATGAAAAGCCTGATTGAACATCGAAAAGAAAATCCAACCATGTGGGAAAAAATAAAACCACATTTGGATTCAGATGAGACCGCTGGGACAATCTATCAGCACTTAGCAGCAGGGCATCCTCACGGATATGCAGGCGCTTCAGAGTGGCTGCAACGCGCAGGCATCCACGGCATCCGCTACGTTGATGCAAACAGCCGCGGTTCAACAGAAAAACCGACACACAACTACGTCGTCTTCGACCACGACCGCGTGAACATCAAGCGCCGCTATGCAGAAGGCGGAGAAGTTGAACGTGAAGGTTTTGGCTTCGGCGGCGACACAGTTGGCGCAGGAAGCGGACCAGTACGCGGCGCAACTGGATCTGCATCAGCAGCACGCGCAGCAAGAGAAGCGCCGCAACCAAGCTATCGCGATATGCCTGCAGAGCTTCAACAAGCGCAGCGCGATCTTAGTTTTAAAAACGAGCAAGTCATCAATGCGATGAAAGAAGCCAATGCTGCAGACAAGCAGCAAAAGGCAGAACAAATGACGGCATGGGCGGGCGCAGGCTTTCCTTCTGGCGGGCCGAATTTAATGCAAGTTGGAGAAGAAACGCGGCCGACAGCTTATGCAATGTCTGACATCTCAAAGAAGTCGCCTGTGATGCAATCACAAGCTGATATCATCGCATCTCTTGCGCCGCCTGCTGGAACGCCAACGCAAGGATATGAACCGATTGCTAAAGCTGCAGGGACACCGACGAGCGGTTACAATCTTGCACAAGCTGCAGGTACGCCAACAAACGGTTACAATCCAATCGCGCAAGCAGCAGGTACGCCGACAAGTGGGTACAATGCACCACAACCGATTAAGCTTGCAGCGTTAGACAGCTCAACATTCAAGACAGCTTCGCCAATGCCCGACTTCCAACCGCAAACACAAGACAGGGGCCCGCGCCGTCGCTTGGTGAAGAAGCTTATGCCTGATGGTACTTATCAAGACGTCTGGGAAGAATACGCCCATGGTGGCGTTGCAAAATATCGCCCGTCACATCATAATTCACCAATTATCGAGCATGCGCTCGGTAAAGTCGGCGCACCGCCACCTGCGTTCGGCCAATCCCTTTCGGTGGCAAAGCGGGGACGCCCGCTCTAAACCCTCCATGGAGCAAACCAGATGTCAGAAGCCGCGAAAGCCGCAAGGTCGGCGATGAAGAGTAAGGCAGAGCGCCTTACCAAAGCCGACCCAAGTCAAAAAGTTGATTCGTCCACATGGTCACCACCCGAGGCGCTCGACGCCAACGTGAAGACAGGCGCTCGTCCGCTTGTGAAGCGTCTTTACAAGAAGGGCGGTAAAGTTATTGGCAAAGCGGCTGGCGAAGCCTCTAAGCCACGCGCTGATCGTGTCGCTCGTAAATCGGGCGGCCGTATTGGCAAAGAGGCCGAGGATCGCTCAAAGCGGTATCTGACACCTGACAATCTGATCAATCGCGACGTCCGCATGGCGAACGAAGCACGCGAAGGCAAGAAGCACGTCGGCGCGTTCAAGAAGGGCGGCAAGGCGTTCCCCGACCTGACGGGCGACGGAAAGGTCACCAAAGCTGACGTTCTTAAAGGCCGCGGCGTTATCAAGACAGGTGGCAAAGTCAAAAAGCTTGGCGGCGGCCCGATTGGCGACAACCCGATCTCAGATCAGTCGCGCGCCATGGGTAAGGCCGCAGGCATGATGAAGAAGGGCGGTCGCGCTCACCATGCGACTAAGGGTTCGGTAGCCAACCCAATGACGCAAGATCGTACGCCTCGCAATATTCCTGCAGGCCAAATGGTTGATGCGAAAGACATTGATCAAGCCTACTACGATATGGCTCCAAAGACTGAAGCTCAACGTGTGGGTTCTGCACGCAGAGACGCTGAAAGAGCTGCAAATGCTTATTCTGATACGTTAAATTTAGCATCGACCATGCGAGATGCTGGCGAACGTAAAAGAGTTATGGAAAATGCAGATCGTGCAGCTCGTTCTGCTTCAGCAGCGTCTGAAGACTACGAAAGAGCAAAGCAACAAGCAGGATATAAAAAAGGCGGCAAGGCCAAGAATTGGGAAGGCTCCAAGAAGGACGAAGCCCAAGATCGCATGCTTGCCAAGAAGTACGGCATCTCCATGGAAAAGTGGGAGAAGTCAGAAAAGGACAAGAAGCACGACAAGCAGCAGTCCATGGAAGGCCTGAAGAAGGGCGGCCGCACAGCCAAGTATTCTGGTGGCGGCGTGTTCTCGGGTTCAAGTTACCCCGGCAAAGTTCCCGGCGTGACAGGCGGCCGTCAGGCGCATGCAACGAAGGGCGCTGTCTCTGACACGCGCAAGCGGTTCAATGAAGAGTTCCGCAAGCATCGTGAAGCAGGCAATGCAACGTTTGAGTTCGACGGCAAAACCTACACAACAGATCTTGCCAAGAACGCACCAATGCCAACGCCGCGCCCAAGCGCGCCAATGGCACAGCCAAGCGGCAACCGTGCGCCTGAATACTCAACGCCTCCGCAAACGCATACGGAATACTGGCCTCCGCGCATTGGTCGTCACGATCTAGGCGAACCAGCAATCGTGTTCGGTCGCGAAGTGCCGGGCCCGGCTCCGCAGGCACCAAACGTGACCTATGGTGGCGGTCAATACGGCACAAGCTCTGATCCTGCATCGCGCATTGCAGCACCTGCTCCTGCGCCTGCACAAGATCCTCGCATGGGTCGCGGTCAGCCGTCACATACCGAATACGGTTTGTTTGGCGGTCGCCCCGGCGCTTATGGTGAGAAGGCAATCAACTTCAGCCGTGAAGTGCCCGACTATCCTGCAAGTTCGTTCTTGCCGCGCAAGTCAGGCGGTCGGACCAAAGGCAAAGGCAAGACGAACATCAACATCGTCATTGCTGCAGGCCGTCACTTAGCTGATCAACCTGCGCCAAACGCGCCTGTTCCTGCGCCGAAGGCTATGCCAATGATGCCGCCAATGGCACCACAAGGCATGACTCCAATGCCGCCCGCAGGTGGCCCGCAGGATATGCCAATGCCTCCGCAGGGCGCTCCAATGCCACGCAAGTCAGGTGGCCGCACGACACATGTGATCGATCATGCTGCAGGTGGCGGTCTCGGCCGTATGGAGAAAATCAAGGCCTACGGGCACAAAGCTGGCAAGGTTGTCGGCAAAAAGTAATTCTGCGGTCATAGGCGCAGAACGGGTCGGGTGCTATCCCTCTACCAGCATCCGACCCACCCATCATGGTAGAGGGAGCATTGAGGGATGCTATGTTAACGACTACACAACGAACGCACGCTATATTTTTACAGAAGGTAAAAGAGCAATATGAACGGCTTAAAGACGCTCTGGCATCTGGTGTTGCAGAAAATCATGCCCATTATCTCAAGCAAGTGGGCATCATTCAAGGCTTGGCTCTCGCGTTGGAGCTGATGGATGAGGCCACTGACATCGCTAATCGCGACGAAAGGAGCCTCTAATGCCCCCGATGAAGATGCAACATGCGGTAGATCCCGCACAGGAAATCCGCGACGCAGTAGGCTCGCTTAAAGACGTTGAGCTTTTCAATATGCAGGTCTTGGTGGGCATCTATATCCGCCCGCAGAAGACCAAAAGCGGCATCATTTTAACCGATAAAACCGTCGAAGAAGACCGTTATCAAGGCAAAGTCGGCCTCGTCCTCAAGGCAGGACCGTCCGCTTTTGTCGATGAAACGGGCAAATGGTTCAATGGCGAGACCGTAAAGGTCGGCGATTGGGTTGTGTTCCGCCCATCTGACGGATGGGCTGTCTCAATCAATGGACAGCCGTGCCGTATCCTCGACGATTTATCGATCAAAGCTCGGGTCAAAGAGCCCGACATGATTTGGTAAGGAAAAACCATGGATAACAAAGAACAACCAGAGCAAATTGAGCTTGAATTGGACCTTGAGCAGCCAAACAAAGACGAGGAAATCGTCGTTGCGGAAGCTCCAGAGCCCGAAGTTGAGGTCAAACAACCTGAAATTTCGGTCGAAGACGGCATCAATGAGCTCAAAGCGCGCCTTGAAGAAGAGCGTAGGGCACGCGAAGACGCCGAAAGGCGGTATCGTGAGGCTCAAGAGCAAGCTTTGTCAGCCAAAAATGACGCTTATGATACTAATTTGCGCTTGATCGACAATGCAATTGAGACGGTGAAGCGCAATAACGAGATTTTGAAACAAAATCTCAAGGATGCTATGGCTGCTGGCGACTATGACGCTGCTGCAAACATCCAAGCGGACATGATCAAGGCCGACAACGACCTTCGTCAGCTTCAAACAGGCAAACAGCAGTACGAAGCCGCTGGAAAACAGCAGGCAAAGGCAGTTGATCCTGTCGAAAACCTTGCTTCGCAGCTCACGCCTCGGTCTGCCGATTGGGTTCGCGCTCATCCTGAGTATGCACGCGACCCAGCAATGACGCGCCGCATGGTGAGAGCCCATGAAGACGCTGTCGATGAAGGTTTGACGGCTGACACCGACGAATATTTTGCGTTTGTGGAAACAAAACTGAAAATCCGCAAGCCAGAAGCACCAAAACAAGAGGAAAGCGCCTTGTCTGAAGCCGCAGCACCAACACAACGGCGTTCTGCACCACCTGCAGCGCCCGTTTCTCGTTCTGGGACAGGCACAGGCGGCACAAGATCCAACGTTGTCAGCCTAAACAGCGCCGAACGCGAGCACGCCCGTGCAATGGGCATGACCGACCGTGAATATGCAATCCAAAAGCAAGCTTTGATCAAAGAAGGCAAGCTTGCAGGCTAAGGAGTAAGTTATGAGACCTGTTACCGAAGATACGCCTGTCATCAAAAAGACGGCGCAAGCTGCAGATCGTCCAGATCCGCGTCCAGAGCCTCGCCCAGAGCCTCGCGCGGCGGCTGCAGTTGAAGTTGACGACCCGCGCGCACGCGCAGCAAAACGCGCTGCAGAGCTTCGCGGACACGTTGAGACGTTTGACGATGGCGTAGACAAGTTTGCCGCTCCGCGCGCGCCAGATGGCTGGACATACGAGTGGAAGCGCAAGACCGTCATGGGTTGGGAAGACCCTGCATACATGTCGAACATGATGCGTACGGGTTGGGAACCTGTGCCTGCTGCCCGTCATCCTGAGATGATGGCAAAAGGCCACTCTGGTGCGATTGAGCGCGACGGCATGATCTTGTGCGAACGTCCTGCAGAAATCTCGGACGAAATGCGCCGCGTTGAAGGCCAGAAGGCTCGCCAACAGGTTAACATCAAGGCAGGCCAGCTTGATCCAAAGGGCCGCGGCGGCCTCATGGATCGCAACGATTCAAATGCCTCTATGAAGATCAACAAGGGCTACGAGCCCATGCCGATCCCAGATTGATCAGGGGGCCTACGGGCCCCCTTTTCTTTTTTTTAAACTAAGTATACTATCCGCCTCGCATGTCTCCCCCGGCGTGGAGACTTTGAACCTTATTCCCTGTTTCTTAATCGGCCCGGTGCTCGATGATGGAACTCTCTGAAAGGAGAATACCGTCATGGCGAATACAGCTGCCTATAGCGGTTTTCAGCAGTATTTCGGGGGAGCAGGCGGCGCACCGACGTTCGCTATGTCAACCCGTCGTATTGCTTCTTCGGCCTCAACGGCCATCTACAGCGGCGACCCCGTAACTCCTGTTGCAGGCACGGGCGCAGCTACTGGCTACATCGTGTCAGCGGCAAACGGCGCACAGCCAATCGCAGGCATCTTTGCTGGCTGCAAATATCTCAACACGTCTCTCGGCCGCGTTGTGTGGTCGCCCTACTGGCCCGGCTCGGGCGCGACGGGTGACGTTGAAGCTTATGTCATCGACGATCCGAATGCTCGCTTCGTTGTTCAGACCAGCTTCGCAGGCGCACCAATGACAGGCACAGCGACCACGATGACTTCGGGCATCATTGGTCAGTATGCCACGTTTGCTCTCGGCACTGGCAGCGCAGCGACAGGCCGTTCAGGTGCTTACCTCAATAACGTCAGCACAACCATCACGTCTCCGTTTATCGTCGTCGATTACGCAATCGGCTTCGGCAACGGCGGTGATCCGACCACGCAGTACTGCAACGTTATCGTTGGCTTCAACAATGAAGTCTGGCGCACTAACGGTGCTGGCCCTGCTAGCATCAACGCTTAAGGAGTAGACTTCAATGGCTGTTAATCTCTCACAGATTAAAGACCTTCTGCTCCCCGGACTTCGCGGCGTTGAAGGCAAGTACGAGATGATTCCATCTCAGTACGACAAAATCTTCACCAAGCATGACTCGAAGATGGCTCTCGAGCGTACCGCTGAAATGCGCTACCTCGGCCTCGCGCAGCTCAAGACCGAAGGTGGTCAGACTGCATTCGATTCGGGCGCAGGTGAGCGTTTCGTCTACAACCAAGAGCACACTGAAATTGCTCTCGGCTACGCGATCACCCGCAAGGCGATCGATGACAACCTCTACAAGACCCAGTTCCAGCCTTCGAACCTCGGTTTGATTGAATCATTTCAACAGACCAAGGAAATCTACGGCGCGAACATCCTCAACACGGCGACGACATACAATGCTTCTGTCGGCGGTGACGGTAAGGCACTCTGCGCCACCGACCACCCGATCGATGGCGGCACTGTAGCAAACCGTCCTTCAACCGACGTTGATCTTAACGAAGCAACCTTGCTGAATGCGATGATCGCAATCCGCACGAACTTCAAAGACCAAGCTGGTTTGAAAGTGTTTGCTCGCGGTCGTAAGTTGATTGTTGCTCCGCAGAACGAGCCTGTTGCAATCCGTCTCACGAAGACTGAATTGCGTCCGGGCACTGCAGACAATGACGTTAATGCGATTCTTTCGACGGCTGGCGGCTTGCCCGAAGGTTACATGGTCAACGACTTCTTGACCTCTGCGTATCCTTGGTTCTTGCTCACCAACATCGATGGTCTCTCCTACATGGAGCGCGTAAAGTTCGAAACAGATATGCAAGTAGATTTCGTGACAGACAATCTTCTTGTTAAAGGTTACGAGCGTTACTCGTTCGGTTACTACAACTGGCGTTCGATCTACGGCTCGTTCCCGACCTCGTAAGGAGTATCCCACATGGGTAGCACGGTATTTACAGGCCCCGTTCTCGCGGGCAACGTGCTCAACTCAGACGGCTCCGGCGCACTTGCCGGGGTCGGTGGGTCGAGCGGGACGCAAAATGTTGGCTTCTGCACTATGTCGCAGGTAGACAGCATTACGCAGTCCTCAACTGCGGCTGCCACGGATATTGTGATCCCGGCTCAAAGCCAGATCATCGACATTCGTGTCGCTGTTACTACGGGGTGGTCGGGCGGCACTCTTTCGATTGGTACAACTTCTACCAATTCGAACGAGCTCGCTTCCGCCATCGCTGCTGCAAGCTTGGTTCAAGGCATGTACATTGTTCCTGTTACATCTTTGATCGCAGCTTGGAACAACACCAGCAGCACGCAGGACGTGCAGATTTACGTTAAGTCAAGCGCAGGCACCGCAGGTGTCGGCAAATTGATCGTAACGTATCTGCAGGGCATCAACGGCTTTACCAACGGCCAGTACACTTAATAGGAGCCTTTCATGAAGGGTCGTAAAACAGGCGGCATGGTCGCCAAAGATAAGGCACCTAGCGAAGTATATGCTGGTGCAGGTTCAAATGTCGTGAAAGAAGCCAAGGCTCGCAAGAGCGGTGGCAAAGCTTGCTCGATGGATGGCAAAAAGTCAGCTCATCGTGCTGATCGCGCTCCCCGCAAGTCGGGTGGCCGCACGGGTTCAAACATGAACCCGCTTTCTTCGGCACATGCTGGTACGGCCCCGAAGGGCCGCAACATGCAGATGAACTAATCAGGTCGGGGGGCTTCGGCCCCCCTTCCTCATTTTTTCGGAGGCGATTATGACCGCAGCTTGGACACGCAAAGAAGGCAAGTCCCCTTCTGGTGGGCTTAACGAAAAGGGCAGAGCGTCTGCTCGCGCGGAAGGCCATAATCTAAAAGCCCCGACAAAAGATAAAGATAATCCGCGCCACGACAATTTCTGTGCTAGAATGACGGGCATGAAGCGTAAGCTTACGGGCGCTGCAGCCGCAGCT